GCATGCTTAGAAAACGCCAAGCAAGATATTGATGGTGGTTATGTTGATAGTTTGGCAAACACTAACTGAAAGGAATAAATGAAAATTTTTAGACCAATAAGCTCAAGCAATTTAGATAAAAGAATTCATAAAGAATTTAAAAAAGATACCGACTATGATATTTTCCATAAAAAAGATGGAAGAATAGTTGTTCATTTTTGGGACGAAGAATATCTAAAAAATAATCCAGATAAGGACGGGAGGAAAAAATGACAGATAAAGAAAAATTAAAAGAAATTTTAGAAATTTGTAAAACAAACGCGGAAAGTTGGGATCCTGATCAACATGATGGAGCAGCGGAATTTAAATCTATTTGTGATCTTATTGAAGAAAAAGGATGGTATAAGAAACAATGAAAATTTTTAGACCAATAAGCTCAGGAGATTTAGATAAAAGAATTCATAAAGAATTTAAAAAAGATACCGATTATGATATTTTTCATAAAAAAGATGGAAGAATAGTTGTGCATTTTTGGGATGAAGAATATCTAAAAAACAATCCAGATAAGGACGGAAGAAAAAAGAAATAATGGAATTTAAATCACCAAAATGGTGGAAAGAGTTTAAAGCTCTAGGTCGCAAGCATCAAGCATCAAGCTTGGGTGGGCCCGCCAAGTCGCAAGCCCCCAGCAGCAAGCCACAAGCGTCAAGCATCAAGCTGGGTGGGCCCGCCCATAATCAAGCCCCCGAGATTGTCAAGAAAAATAATTTAGAATGATTCTAAACTGCCTCTAGTCGCAGGCAACAAGCTTCAAGCCCTTCGCTGCAGGCATCAAGCTCCAAGCCGCTGGCAACTAGGTCCAAAATTTTTTTGCCCTCATAAAGTTTCACGTCTCTAGCAACAAGGGACTTGGCTATGATAAATGTATTGTCAGGATGTTTCACGTGAAACGCAATTTGGTGTGGTGAGAAGACTAATTTATTACGCTTTGTTACTTTCAACTCTACTGTAAAAAAGTGGCCAGAATTATTATACCCCAATAGATCAGGAGTACCGAGAAGGCTAGTATTTTCAATCCTTGTCCAGCTAATTTTAGGTGTATGTTTTTTAATTTCTTGCCAAAATCTAGTCTCATTCTTTACCACTTTTTGCCGTAATTGAGTTGTTATATTTTCAGCTTAGGCTTCCCCATTTTCCAGGATTCACCAGTGGAAAGTTCTAAGACGATTCGATGTGTCTCTCTAGCTCCAATCAAATTATTTTGCAACATATAAATAGCTTTGATATCAAAATGTCCATCAGGAGATTTAAACTCTCCATGTGGAACTTTAACTTGTACCCTAGCCTGTTGCGCAGTTGGAGATTTTAAAAATCTATCCAATTGTAGCGCTAGTTCTTTCGCATTAATCATAAGATTGACTTTTACGTTATGTTACTGTATTTGTCAATATATGGGATTACCAAAAAGACTTACAGAAATGCAAATGAAATTTGCCCACCTATTGGTGACAAATGAAGGCAGAATGACTGGCTATGAATGTGCCAAAGAAGCAGGATATTCAGAGGATAGAGCTAGAGTCACAGCATCAGAATTACAGAGTCCAAAAAAATATCCATTGGTAGTTAAATACATTGGAGATATTAGAGAAGAGTACCAAAAGAAATACTCTGTCACATATGATAGACATATAACTGAACTTGCAAAACTTAGAGATGAGGCCAGAAAAAAAGGTGCCTGGAGTGCTGCAGGAAATATGGAGATAGCCAGAGGTAAGGCTGCAGGATTATATATTGAACAGAAAATAATTAGAACTGGTAAAATAGATGATCTAACTAGAGAAGAACTAGAGGCACGTATGAAAAAGGTATTGGATGATAATGAATTAATTATTAATGGTGATGCTGAAGAAATAAAAAATACTAGCTCAACTTCGTCATCTTCACAACCCAAGAAGTTGGAATCATCGTCCGATCCCCAAAAGTAATTTCTTTTGTAACAGGATCTAAATCATAAGATGCAAATATCTTTACTGAATCATCATCTTTAGAAAATACCCAGCCTTCATTTACTGGTTTAGCTAATTTCATTTTATTAAATTCTCTATCATCAGCCCAACCGCTATCACTCAACGCATCAACCCATTCAATCCGATACTTTGAATACGGGATGTCGTTTGACTGTGTCGGTACGACCTGTTTTCTTCTTCTCGGTTTTCTTCTTTTTAAGTTTTTCATAGAATTGTGGATTATGCTTTCGGTTGAACTTATCCCAAAATTCCTCCTCTGTCATCATACTTATCGCTAGAGCCATAACATTTCCTATCATTCAACCCTATTATCACTACTATAGCTTTTTTTAAACTTTTTATGTGTTTTTTGAAAACAAAAGTTCCCCCTTGCCCCTGTATTCAAAAAGTGTTGATTTTACTTGCTGATCACCTCAATCACCTCATCACCTCATGATTTGAAAACCCTTTTTGCAAATTTTGATGTTTTAAAAAAGCTATAGTGAGGTGATAATGGCGTAAAATGGGGTGCGACATCCCCGCACACCTGTTGCATAAATATCACATGTCGCCTGATTCTTGCCACATTTGCCTTGATTCTGCCATACAATCACAAGTTGAACGGTCAAACACTACATGTTGTGTCAAGAAATTTATTTTGGCATATTTTCACTTTTTTCTTTACTCCCATTTTATCCCATGTTAAAATGTTTTTATAAATAAAAGGAGAAAACTATGAAAGAAATAAATTTTAAATATAATAGAGGAGGCTATTCAAAAGGATCTGGGAAGCACCGAGGAGATTGTGTCCCAAGAGCTATCGCAATAGCAACAAAGCTTCCGTACAAAAAAGTTTACGACGAATTAAATAAGCGTACTCAGGAATGGTGGTTAAATTCTAATACAAAAGAAACCAGACATAGAAAACCAGATAGATACAAAGTACATTTTGGAACTTATAAAAAAGTTTATAAACCTTATTTAGAAGAACTTGGTTGGACTTGGGTACCAACAATGGGAATAGGAACTGGTTGTAAGGTCCACTTAAAAGCAAGTGAGCTTCCTAAAGGAAGAATAATTTGTAGCCTTAGTAGACACCTAGTTGCAGTAATTGATGGAGTAATGAATGACATTTATGATAGTTCCAGAGATGGAACTAGATGTGTCTATGGTTATTTTGCTAAATTGTAGTACTGATCCACTTTTTCTAGAAATTTGTGCTGGTATTTTATAAACTCTTTGCCCTTCACTTGAAATTTTTGGAAATAATTATCTGGAGTGCACATTAAAATCACTCCTTGAGTAATTTCAGTTTTATAAACTGTATTGTGAGCCATGGCATAGGCTCCAAGTTGCATGAAATAATCTTCTATCCACTCACGTCTCTTTGGCTTGTTGCTTTGTTTAAAGTCAATAATGCTATCTTCATAATCATAGGTCCCAACAAGATCCGTTGCGCCCGCGTACAAATTTGGATAAAATAAAGTTACCTCAGATCCCCAAATTTCTTGTAAATCCTTGAATCCTTTATCTATTATTGTGTCCGCCATTGCCTTTGCAACTTTGCCTTCTTCCGTTAAATCTAAATGACCTTCACCTGTAATATGTCTTTCTAAATGTAAGTGCATGTTAGTACCTCGTGCAGCCGCTTGTTCCTTGATCCTTGTCGCCTGTTCCTCGCCTACTTTCGCCTTCCATCTATTAATCGAGTCTATAGCTTCTTGGTCCTTAGTCGCGCCTAAAATAGTCGTAACACTTGGTAACTTTTCATCGTTTACATCGTAAGTTCGAAAGCCTTCTACTGTACTTCGAGTCGAAGCAGGATATTTATATAGTTTATTCCATTTCATGTTTTTTATAATCCTTTAAAGTTTCTTCATTTGGATAATATACTTCAACAAAACAATGACACTTAGGGCAGGATAAATTACTAACCATATCATAAGTATCATTTTCTTCTTCAATATCATGATCTCCACCCCAAATTAGTTCAGTGTTACAGTGCCAGCATTTCATATTTTTATATGTTGTAGTTTTTCAATATCTTCATAAGGTACCCAGCAAAATTTATCTTGTTTACCAAAATAAGATCTATCATAAGTCGCATAAGGTTCTTTCTCATACCAGGGGCCCGTAGATGCAGAATAGTTTCTTTCTTCTAACTTACCCTTCAACATGTCCCACAATTCTTGACGGTTCACACATAACCAGGAATATTTTTTTCTTTTAAAAGCAATGTAGTCCGCTCCACCTTGTACCCAACCAGGATAACCTGCAACACCTACATACTCAACGCAGGCCATTTCATCCTGTGGTTCGGGATCTTTACGATTAAATTTTTTTAAATCTTTAATGTCGAATTTTAGGAGCCTGCCATTTAAAATCCCTTGAACATCCCAATGCTCTCTACGGTTTTGATGACCGTTTGCCCAGATAGGATTCCCTAGATTCTTGGCAAATTCTTCTTCCGTCAGTTTAGCTTTTTCTCTAAATTCTTCCCAGGTCATAATGTCAATCCAATTATAAAACCAACAGAAAACCATACAATTTCTGTTCGATAATACAAAGACTTGAACTTAAACCAAATATTTACTTTCTTAATAATTTGTTTAATATCCATTTTATTCCTTTAATAACATATCCTCTAATAAATTTATTGAAGGCATAACGTAGCACCCTTACAACAATTAAAATTGGAGAACTTAAAACATCAAATACAATTAACATAACATCAACACCAACATCGATAGCATTATCGCTGTTTATTAGCCTCCTTATCTTTCTCTTCTTCCTCATCTTTTCGAAAAATTTTATCATAATTTTTCTTATATAGATCATTTGAAGGACGAGATCTACCATCCCATTTTCTTCCAGATTCTCTATTTTGCTTTTCTGTCATTCTTCCACATTCTATAATGTTCTAGATCAACTACGTTGCCTTCTTCTAATTTCTTTTTAGAATAGTGCCCAATGATCTGTTGAATCTTATCTAATTTCACATGAGCGTAGGGCCACAATATACAACAGACGTGAAATGCATCTCTAAAGCTGCATCTCCAGCGCCATTGCATCTTATGTCCTTTCCTTGGTTTCTTTCTTAAAGTGCCACAACCTAAAACTTCTGTTAGCCAGATTAAAACTGATTGATCTGTCATAGAAATTTCCATAACGATTCGCCAACAGTCATAAACTCCAGTTTTCTTTTTTTCTTTATATTTTTTGTAAGTGATACTGCCTTCACCATCAAAGAGTCCTGCTATATAGGCTGCATCTACCTCATTCATATTTTTATAATCATGTATATAGATAGAAGACTCATCAAAGCTAGAAACGTAAAAATAAGCGCAAAGACTCTATTCCTTGGATCCTTCATTAATTCTCCTTAGTTATATTTGTGCCATCTTCATTCTTAACCCATTCATAATCATCTGAAACCCAATCGGCATCTTCATAATTTAAGAATCTCTTGCCCGTATCAATGTCTTCATCATCACGGGGAACACACTCCTCAATCTTTTTCCACTCTACAGGTTCATCGCCCGACAGATCATTGACATGTCTACCTGTAATAGTTTCTCTAAAAGTTTCTCCATAATCATCGATGTTTTCAACATTAACACACTCTTTTTCTTCCAAGAGTTTTTCAGCCTCTTCTTTTGTCTTGGCAACGATTTCATATTCCATTTCTACTTCATATGTTTTTTTAACTCGCCATTTTTGAAAGCCAATCTCTCCATTGGGGGTATCTTTTTTGTATGTCCCATTAATTATTGGTATTTCTTTTACAAATTTAATTTGTGTCATTATTTTCCTTTCATCATTGTTTCTAAATTATTATTGTGCTCTGAAAGCCGATCAATATCTTTTATAAGAATCTTGTTATCAGTCTCCAGTTCCTTGATCCTTGCTCCTGCCTTCTTGCAATGAAATTTAAGCAACTCTTTTTGTTTCTCTAGCTGCTCGATTCTTTCTTCAAGATCTGCAGGACCTCGAACAACTCTTTTAATATCTGCTTCATGTACCATTTTGTATCATTATCCTTCCTACTGTCGTCCATGGATTAAGATCCGTTTTGTGGGCGCAATGACTTAAGCAGAGGGTGAGTATCAAAATACTCATCAAACTCCTTATCATGTACTTCTCCTTTCGAATTACACATTGGACACTGTACTACTTCGTCCACTTGTCTTTCTACACTTTCTTTTACTTTAAAAAACCCGTTGCCTTTACATCTTGGACAGATTTTATTTTCCATTACATTACCACCCTTTCAGGTTTTTCTTTATCTTTACCATTCTTATCCTTCTCAGGAACTTTTTTCCACTGTGCTATTCTCATAACAAAGGGATTTGCTTGAACCCAAGACATTGGACTTTTTCCAAAAAAGTCTAAAAGAGCTTTTTTATCTTCTTCTGGTACTAGCCACATATTATTTCTCCTTTATTTTACCGTTTAGTTTTTCTACTTTTTCGTTTACTAAAATATTTACTGTTTGACTTCTGCTAACAATTGTATTTGGTACAATTACGCGCCTAAGCTTATCAATTTTAGTGTATGTATCTTTTGATAGAGATACATTTTTATATTTGCTTATATCTGTCATATGATATAGTTTCCTTTCATTATTTATTTATAGGATAATATATAAATTTCTAGAGGAATGTCAAGATGAAAATAGTATTAACTTTATTAATGTGTAGTTATGCAGCTGGTGATTGTATGCCGCCGTATACATGGCACGAAACATTTGAAGATCCATATTCATGTAGTATTTTTGGGTATGAAGAATCCGCTAGAAAACTAAAAGAGATTGGTCCAGAGGAAGTCAATAAGCTTGGAATATCTATTACATTTAGATGTACACAATATCCTGAAGCAACTACTTAATTATTTCCATATACACCCAAAAAAATCACCACTGTCATCGTTCATTATATGACGATTAATAGGGTTTTCGTAATAAGTACTTAGTTTTATTCTCAATATATCACACAAATCAGAATACTTAACCGTCTCATCGAACAGTTTTAGATTTGCCAACATCCCTTCTGTCACTGGAACCAGATGATACATCCCGTCTGTCAAGACTATTAAATCCATCAGCCCACTCCTTTATAAGTTTATACCATTCATCCTTATCTTTAGGATCCTTAGTCTTGTTCCACTTTCTAGCAACTTCATCAATCTTCTGTCGTGTCACCATGTTTTTTCTTGCCCCATTTGATAATTTTATCAAAGTTTTTAGCTTTAATTTCCATTTGAGGTCCGTATTTCTTCCAAGTTTGTGCAACTAAATTTAGTTCTACTAATAATAGTGGCCATTGCTTTTTAGAAATATTACTTATTTTTATATTTATTTCTTTCATATTTTTTATAGGCAGTTATTTTGTGGCTCATACCCAGGAGCCTTAAATGTAATATAGTACTTTATAGGATATTTGTCAACCCTTATTTTCCTTGACCGCGATATTTTTTGAACATACGTCGTTTATGCTTGTTCATTTTACATAAACTAGGGTGACGTCCAATCGAAGTTTTGTGAAATATAGGTTCGTGAGGTATTTTTGCGTATAATCCTTTTGCTTTAGCCATTATGCCTCAGGTTTTACTTCTATTCTGGGTATATAGCTTATTACACCATTTATTTTTTGTTCTAGATCAGCTCCACATGTAATACATCTATAAAAATCTTTTGTTATAGATATTAACATAGTTGGTTCTTTACATGTTGGACAAACACCATGAGTTACTTCTGAACTAAAACCTTTCTTAAAATAATTTTTCACTATCTTACTACTTTTCCGCCCTTCCATTCCATATCAGGAAGGCCATTTTCGTAGCTTTTCCCATCATAAGTTAGTACTTGTTTTCTGTTAGCACCAGATTCATTGTAGCTAACGTGGACCCAGCCACCTGCTGGATCGTTAGGGTTGTAGAATTCTAGTATAAGTTGATCAAAATCTACGTTGTTTTGTAGCCAGTAAGCTATTTTAATATTTGGAACACCAGCAATTTCGAAGTCAACCGCCTGGCCCTTTGCATGTTGCGACGTTTTTTTGCTGCCGATTGCTTCACACAACGCCTCTGAGCGGTAGCCCGACGTCACCGTAATAGCCTTGTCAAAATGTGCCCGACAAGGTTCCAGTATTTCATAGCATACGTTTTCTAAATTTTTAATATCACCTGATCCAGGTGAGTTGTCTATTCCTTTTCGAGTTGCCGTCATACTCTTGGTCATCTCTTCAAGTTTGAAGTGTTTACTTAATTGCATAATTTTTTACCTTATTATTAAAGTGAATATAACATACGCCATACCTGTAATCAATGCTCCTACAGATACTAATAGAATACTCTCTATCCTATTTATTTGATGTTCCAGTTTGTGAATTTTGTCATAGGTTTGTTTCTGCATAATTCTACATAGTTTTTCATGTGATTCAATTTTTTGTAATGCGTTATTTTTTTTCATCAGTCTAATATTAAAGCTCTTATATTTTTTCTACCTTGATAGATTTCGGTCTTGGCCTTACCCTTATAGCATTTGTAAGATACAGATTCGCTGTACTGTCTCTCCGCCGTACGCTTGCCGCGAAGGCATGCGGCCATCGAGTCTTGAATAAGGTGTTCTTTAATCTCTCCATTGTAAAACATAAGCAGGGCGACCACTGTTTCGATCATTGATGACCTCCATTTCCATTTTTATAATGTATTTCTCTGTTTGCATCTTTTAATTCTTCTATATCTTCTAAAACTTTATCCATTTGTTTTCTTAAAAATTCTATATTAACTTTGTTTAAAGCCATATTCTCTATGTGTGCATTTATCTTATCGGTGGACTTATATAAATCCTCGATCATCATGAACTGCTCAGAATCAGCGGGCAATGAACCTAGTTGTCCACGTGGCCATTTGATTCTAAAATCTGTATTCTCAATTAAATCTTTTTGCATTAACTCTACTTGTGTTGAAAGTTTATTTTGAGTCTCAATGATACCGAAATAAGCCCAGGTGCCGATCGCGACCATACAAATCAAACTGGCAACCGTTTTCATCGGCATTTGTACTGCTGCTTCTTCTGAAATTTTTAGTGCCATTTTAGTTTGCTAGTGGATTAGTAGA